TATAGTTAGCCCCCTTCTTATCTTGGTTGGTTTCATTATCTTCCGTGACTTTCTTAAAATAATCTTTAGAATTCCAGAAAGAGAAAAAATCCCACCCAAGCCATTTATCATAATCGTAATCTATTGACCCTTGGGGACCTACAAACAATTTGTTTGCTTGTCCATACTCTGATTGACCAAAACTATGATAATAAAAACTGTTCATTATCAGACTCGCTGAACTTAAGTCTGTGGTTTGTGCATCGGTGGCTGATGAGGTATTAATAGTATATAAACTTGTATCACTTATAAAAAATCCTGGACAAGTTACGGCGTTATCTGTATTCAAATTAAACTGTCCACAAGGGTCATAATAAATATCGGTAGATAGTTCTTCTGTGACATTTGGTAGGTAGTATCCGTAACTATGTCGTATTTCTACTCCAGACAGTTTTCCTACTGTTGCATAGAAACTATAAGCCCCTGATGCATAATTATTAGCTTTGTTAACTACGCCATCAGCACCCTGTGATGGCCCACCATCATCACTTGCTGAACTCGCACCTTGGAACCAATATATTGAGTTATCCTTACCCGCAGTCCCCATTTTATATCCATCTTTTTCAAGTAATTCCCAAGCTTTGTTTAGAGCATCTGTTCCTGAGTCTTCTTTCAGTTTATCACGCACACCAGATAATAGTGTAAATAACTCTGTTAACTTTTCTTTTGTTTCATCATTGTCTACGACTCCTGTTATCAGTGCTTCTGCTTCGGCCAATCCTTGGAGTTTTAACGCATCTTCTTGATGTGCAGCGTTTGGCTTCGGACCATATAACTTTTGGGCGTAAATATATCGTGAGTCAAAAAGGTTACCGGTGGTGGTTTTTAAGTCTGTCAAGTTTTTACAGTCCACGGTATCACAAATACTAAAACGATTAGTATGACCCAATCTTAACATCGTCCTTAACATCATTAGAGGAATAATTTGCAACTCTACATCTTCTAAATCTTTATATGGGTTTGTTACCCCCGGTGTTTCTTCTAACGCAGCGGGAATATACTTTGTTTCCGCACTTGTGAATTCTGAATCATCTGGATTCCATAAAATATTTAATTCTCTTGTTTTTTTAATTATGGTATTAATCAATAATTCAATAAACCCTATTTCTGGCCAGAAAAAAGGATCGGTAGTATATTCAGGATACTCGTAAGAATCTGGAGTGATTTTTGCACCTGGAAAGACTTTTTCAAAACGGGTAACATTTTGTTTCTTCATCTTATAGGTATTAACTTCCTTATTAACTCTGTCTTCTCTAGTCTTATAAACTAATGGCCAAGCAAATACTTTTTCTGAGTCACTTTTAATATCAGTCCCTGTAGTTGGGTTTTTAAGTAGGGCATCTTTTAAGTAAGAATCTTCTTCATGTTGTTTATCTGCTTGTTCAGATACCTTATTTAACGCCCAATTAAATGCTCCAACTCCATTACATATTAACTTAAATATATTTTCAAGTGTTGGTGGCATAACTAATGTCCCTAATTTTATACTATTTTCTTGTTTAAGTTTTACCTTTTTGAGTTGGTTTAACATTAACTCAGATTTCCTAATTACATTATCAAGTTCTTTTAGATACACAGCCGCCCTTATCTGCACACATCCCACTCTATTCTTTTTATCCCCTACATCAGCCACGGGACCCTGATAAGTGGTCGTAACCTTAGTTAAATCAGGAAGTTTAAGAGAATTCACAGCACTGGTTTCTTTAAGATCATTATATATGGACTGTGCATAGCTTTTGAAGGCATTACTTCCCTCCTCTGACCCAGTTACGTCAGCTGCTGTTGTTTGGTCATGACCCGTAATTGCCTTATATAATAATCGATAGGCATCGTTAGCATTTTGAAGTGTTTTTGCATCGCAGGTTACTTTATCATATAACTCTGGATAGATGTCAACCGCAGGAAAAGGGTTTCCATGTATATCAAAATTTGGATTTGCAGCGTCTTCTGTAGTTATACAAGCACTAACTGTTATTGTTTCTTCTTCTTGTTTGTATGAGTAAATTTTATCTCCTCCACTTTTTATTAAATCTGATATAACTAATGTCCATCTTGACTTAATCTCTTGGAGAACAGTAAAAGCATAATTCATATCATTATACTCAAGAGTCCCTTCATCATTAGAGTATGCGTCCATTTTAGCCGCCATATCAGCAATATTAGAAGTATAGGTACCTATAGTCATTGACCCTTCTGGCCATGGTAAACTTGGATCCTTTCCACCTGTGGTGTTATGATAATGCTGCATCATATCAGGACCAACATCGGCGTAAATAGCAGGAATATCTGCCAAATAAGTGAATGTAAAACCAATAAACTCACAAGAAATATTAAAGTTACCAGTCTCGGCGTCAAATTTAGAGTTAAATTTTATTAGGTGGAGTTTGTATGCAATCCCTTGACCATAGTATCCTTTAACAGTTAAGGTGAATAAAGGGTAAGGCATGTGGAAGAAAGCGGCATAAGGAGAGTTTAGTCCTGGTTCCATTAATGAAGCCCCTCTAATGTCGGTGAAGTTTATAAATACTTGAGGTTCAAAAGAGGCGTTTAGTTTTATAGAAATGTCAGTTATTCCAAAAGTTTCGTTTGGTTCTCCTGATTTTTGAAAACTACCAAACGAATCCTGGTGCACATTACCTCCATCTTTATTCTTCATAAATCCTGAAAGTCCTCCTATGTTCGTCCAGGATGTCCCCATACCTCCATAATTATCTTCAGGTAATTGGTTAGGTTTTGGCACAATAAATCCTATATGTTCTCTACGTTGATTTTGTGAGGCTGAATCATCAACAATAACACTTCTACCTGGAAGTATTACTTCTAGGTCTGCATACATAATTAAATCCTCAAGTGGTACACTAACAGCACCACTACTTATGTTATTGGGGTGTGGAAGATTTGCCCGTCCTGATATATATTTTCTTAGTTCCTCATTTGGATCAATTAATTGTATTCCCATGTTTATCCATTTAGTTTAATATACCTATTTACGGCATCTTCATATTCTTGTAAAGTGTCTTTGAAGGGAAATGGGATTCTTATCACGTCACCATCATTAATAGTGAACTCTAGCCCTCCTTGATCTCCATTAGCTAACATTATTAACCAACCATGTAAAGAATTTCCATAATATTTTTGACTAAGTTTATCAAAACGAGTTACCCCCATTTTATATTTTTCAAATTTATCTGTAGTTTTTTCAGATAGTTTTATAAAGGGTATGGGTTTCGCTCTATTCCCCGCTCCAGTCATTTTGTAGTATCTATTATAATATAAACTCATATTTTATTTACGGGTATAGTATTCTTATTCCATCATTACCAACAGTTTTACCTGCTACAGGATCACTTAAACATGCTTCAAAATTGGGATTATTATAGGGTTCCCCACTATACTGATCAACACAATAGTCTATAGAGACATGGGGACACGGAGATGTTCCAGCCGCGTCATCACAACCATTTTTAGCAAGATATTGCCCTGCGTTTGTGTCAAACCAACCTGAATAATAAGTCTCTATCTTATTTATTGCCTCTTTAATTATATTTTTTAATGGTGCACATCCAGCTGTTTTATCGGCCACACATCCTGACTCATCAGTAAACACAGGAATATGGTGAGTTACACCATCTCCAATCCCTATTGGTGTTACAGGATTTCCAGCAATTCCTACCGATAAACCACCACTTTCATACCAATAACTTAGTTTATATTGATTTTCTACCCCAACTCTAGTTAATGAAAAACTAAATTTTAGTGATGATTCAAAAGCAGAGATATCGCCTGCGCTATAATATTCATCCTGCGGACCATTATTATAGAATCCCATTGTTCCCATAGACCCCATATATCCTTCCCAAAGTACCTCATCTTCTGTAGTATCGGTTTCTGTACCATCACCTGATTCTGCTCCTGTTGAATCAAAAAAGTCGGAATTGGTACCAGTAGTATCAAAATCGTCCTGAGCGTCTGGCTCACATTTACAAGTATCTGGATTAAAAGTTTCTCCCTCGACACATTCAACAACCACACAGGGTTCCTCTTTCACACAACATGCTTCATTAGTTGTTCCCGCAGCATGACCCGGTACGGTGCCATCACATGGACATCCTGTTGGTGGCTCTTCATCAATTATCGTAACCTCTTTATTAGGTATAGTTGGGTTTGATCTATCCATCTCACATAATTCAGTATTAGCAAAGTAATTGAATGAGACAGCATTTTGTAGTTGTGATATTGGTCCTGCTAAACTCATACCCCCCACAATAAAGAATTGCATTGAGACTCTGACTATCCAGGGTTGTGCCCCAATACCTTCAGGATTTAAGTCCCAAAAAGGTTGTTCATAACTAAAATCAATGTTATTTATCACGATTTTACAATGATAATAATCACCTAATCGTAAGACACATATAGGTGGTCTTCCAAAAGACATATTATTAGGACCGACACTTCCCTCTAGAGATGGTCCTGCTCTTAAACATTGGTTTAGGAATGTCATTCGTGAATTAAACGCACAAGGATGTATCGAGTGGAAGGCTGGGTGAAAATTCTTTATGTTGTCTTTATAATTATTAAACGCAAATAAGTCGTTTTCTTCTAAAGCCTCAAAGAAAGTACCGTCTGGAATTCTAGACTTTCCAGCATCTGTATAGTTAGTTCTTACTGTTGTCTTTCTTTCTTCGAACTCCGCGGCCACTTGTTCTTTCGCCTCCTCAGAAGCGAGATCAGGATTTAACTCTAACTTAATCGTAACTGGAAGAGCCGGAATATGTGAAGGGTATTCACCAGGATCAGCCACATCTAACAAAATATCGTCATAATTAGTTTCACCACCAAAATCTATTTTATATCTACCTTCTGGTGGGGACTCATCACTATACCAAGTCTGTGTGGTAGTGGTGGCACTTTCTGCTGCCACTACTATTTTGTTAATTTCTCCTATAAACCCCAATGCCCTAGTAGGACCACATTTTGTTGCGTCTTTGTTTATTATTTGTATCGCCTCCTCTGAAAGGGGAGTAGGAAGATTCATAACTTCTGTGAACCATTCTCCATTTGCCGCTTGGTAGTCTGTTATTTGGTCCATTCCATAATCTCTTATTGGGGCTTTATAATAAGTTACAACAATCTGATATCTCTTTCCCTCATCAGTCGCTAAAAAATTTCCCATGTCTGATATTTTTGTCTTCGCCCCAATTTTAGATACCCCTCCTCTTGTTTTTAATGCGGTATTTTGGGTATACTGGTATTGTCCCTGCCATAATTCACCACATGACGAACATTCATATGATCCTTCCTGGTCTGGCGAATAGGGCCAATTCCATAAAGATTTTGACCCTATTTCTGTACATCCACTAAAATAATAAACTGTTGTTGGTATTGTATCAAAAGACATAGGAACTGCACCAACTGGAGGTAATTTACTTGAAGCTTTTTCTGCTCCAGCATCTACCACTTCTTTCATATCTGCTTCAAATTTCTTATTTCCTACCCATTTACTATCATCTAATATAACATCTCTAAATTTTTCATCAAAATCTTCCCCACCAAAAAATTGAGCAGCTTCCATGTCTGCATCATGCCCATCAAACTCCGGTACTATACTATCTAAAACTTCTGGATAGTCTGTAACCATCATAAAGTTCAAGTTACCTTGTCTAAATGAATTCTTATAAGTAAAAATAGGTTCCATTCTCCCTAGGAAGTCTGTCTGTGTCCAATTGGCACTACTGTTTTCAGTCCAACTTTCAATATACGGTGGAAACCACATTAATCTCCCTCCGTTGGGTCCAATTTCATGAGAAGCAAGATTTTCAATTGCGTGATCTTTCCAAGCTAAATTCTCTAAAGAAAACATAAAGTTTTTTGTGTCGGTTCTACTGTTAGGTGCTATATGTGCTCCTCCTACATCATTTATAACACTACCCCCTTTACTCCATCCCTGACCTTCTTTAATTAATCTTTGGTGTCTTATGAGTCCGTCATATCTAGAGTAATTCTTCGGTTTTTCTCCCCTAGACGCGTTATATCTATCAGTTCTTATCCAACTTCTAGCATATGGTCTTTTACCGTCATTACTATAACTATCTATACCTGAACCTCTACTTAGTGTTCCTCTTGCTGTTTTGATATATGTCGTGTCTTGTCTTATACTGTCCCCTACATTAGTGTTAGTTGCTGTAGTACCTGAGGATGATAAATTAACTATTCTTTGTGTGTAGTTTAATATACCTATGTTCCCTACATCCATCGCTCCATACCCACCTGAAAGGCCAGCAAATTGAGTTGGTACCCAAGTATCCATGGCCTCTACTCTTTTTGATCTTACCTGATCAGCAAAATCATCAAACAAAGCCATCCCACTTCCAAAGTTTACATCAACTACTGGGTCTAAAACCCCTCCAGCATATCTGGTTGGGTCTAACTCTGCTAAATTTAGTTGAGCAACAAAATAGTTAGTGTTTGATTTGGGTTTACGTGGTCCTGACTGAACCCAAGCCAGTGTTAAATAGTCATTATTTAGAGACACTGTCCCTTCAATAGAATCAATACCACCAACACCATATCTATTAGAAAGATACATATTATCTGACGTAAACTTATTTCTTAGTAAAAGAGCGTCTCTATTTAACCTACTCCCATACGACCCTAAAATCCATTGTTCTAATATTCTAGTATTCTGGATTAGTGTTGATGGTGAGTCTGAATGGCCGTCATTATACGGTTGTAAAGGAGTATAGAATGTTTTGATTCCTGACCCATCTGGCGCTGAAGCATTATTAAATTCATATCCTCGTTGGTCAATCTTTAACCCATAAAAATGGTTATCCAGTCTAGTGAGTTCTAACATGGTCGCATCCAATCTCATAAAATTACCATCAAAATCTGGAGAGATAAATAGATCATACATTGTGGGGTTATTCCTAAACCACGATAATGGATTATTAGCTGGATTTTGATCTTGTGTTTTGGTAATTATGTCTAGTGCATCACTGGTACCACCTGGTCCGTATTGAGAAATATAGCTAAAATAATTAGTTGTGTTTCGTTCTCTGAACGGAGGGAGTATTCCAAAACTATCTGGGTCATAACTTTCCGAAACCGGTGTACCCATTGATGTTATCGCCTGATAATAGTCCTCCCCATTCTTATTGTATTCCAATTCACTACTAAATAAATTTATCTCACATAGAGTAGATGATACGATAGGAAATATGTAGGGTGGTAACTCACATTCTATATGTGGCATAGCACTACCCCCAATACCTGTTGCTGTGTCAATATTTAACACTCCAAGGTTTGTGTCAGAATATGTTGGTCCGTCATTTGAACCCATATTTACCCCACCATCATAATAAAATCCGGTTTGGAAATACGTGTTAGCGACAATACTATTCTGTAAAAATTCATTGTTGGTTTCCTCAAACTGAAGAGAGGACTCCTGGAGCATTTGTACGTTTTGTTGGAATCCGTCTTCGGTGATTACATTAGGCAAGTTCCTATTTAACAACCAACTTCTAAGTTCAGATGTTGTTGTCGCTGCAGGTATTCCTTGAATTGGTGCGTTATCTATGTTAAGTCCCATAATGTCCTTTTAGAATAAATATTTTCAATTAACTTTTATATTATATTATATAATAAACAATTTATTATTGTTGTTTACCACTTACTCCAGCCTCTAAATCTATTCTGTTTTCTATTTCTTTTGTTAGGTCTCTAAGAAATCTACTATCACTTAGTAGTATTTTTCTTAATCCTCCTTCTCCAACTACATCTACAGATAATTCTCCTCCTATATCCCCTTCAACAAGTACTCGTATTGGATTTGATTTGGTATTTGTAATTAACTCTCCTAGTCTTTCTAATACTTTGAACGCCCCTCCAGTATTAGTATCTCCTAAGCTTTTGAGTCCAGATCCTACCCCCTTAAGATTCTGTGATAGTAGTTGTGCTCCTTCTCCCGCAAGTTTCATAGTAGGTCCCATCGAACTTAACCCCCAGAGCACTCCCATAGCGGCAGCCCCTCCAATCGCACCGAATGGGGTTATCATGGCAAGACCTAACCCCGTTATAGCAAGTGCTAAAGCTCCGACACCGGCAGCGATTAATAATAATTCTACTCCGACTCCACTAACACCATCTAATTTAGCTATCTCCCCTACTAACGTACCCATACCATACGCGGCTAACCCAATACCCGCACCTAACATCAAGGCGGCGGCTCCAATCGCTAATAATACCACAACAGCAGCCCACATGGGAGGTGTCATCGCAGTCATCCCAAAAGCCATCAATCCAACAGCAGCAAGCGCTAAGATACCAACCATTGCTGTCATAGACCACATAATAGTACTAATCATACCATTAAACGATTCTAGATGAGTAACCGGTAGAGTGGCCACAGATTCTGCTAATGAGGAAAATCCTTGTGTTACCATATAAACACCAGCACCGACAAACATTAACGCCGCCCCAATAGCGAGAATTACCGCAGCGGTTCCCATTAGTCTTGACTTCGTTCCTTTTCCTGCTCCTGCCAATTGAGACCCTGAAGCTCCTCCCATCATAGTGCTTTTGAGTCCTCCTCCCGCGGCTGAAGAAATAGACATAGCTTTTCCTGCTGCGGTCCCAAAAATACCTCCTGCAATAGTCATAGCTTTATACGCAAACCACGTACCTAGTGCTATGGTTATTCCAGTAATAGCTCGTTTACTCCATTTTCCGAGGTCAGCAATCCAATTTGAAAACCTCTTTGCCCAACCCCCTAATATCTCCATTAATGGTAAAAGAGTTAGTCGTAACATATTAGCAATAGCGTCGAAATTCTCTTGGAATGTCATTAAATCTTTTGCTCTCTGTTCCAGAGTTATATTATGGTCACTCAACTGCTTCATCATAGTTGGTGTTATCTTCGAGATGTCCATAAGTATCTTTTCTCCCTTTCCTCCTAGGACTTCCATTTGGAATCTACCTCCATCACCCATCGTGGCCATCTGTTGTATCATGGACCTATCAGTATCACTAATATTTGCCCGTATTTGGGAGTCAATCATCCCAGTCTTTGATTGTAGACGTGCTTGTTTTGCTAAATCCTCAAAACTTACTCCTGTAATTTTAGCTAATTCTCTTAATCGGTCAAGGTCTGAGGCGGCAATATCAAATTCCCCTGTTGCTTGATTAAAAAATGCTGTCCATTTTGTTGCACTCATTACTTCCTGTACGAAACCTGCCATATCATTTCTGGCCATATGCATCAACTTAAAGGGATCTCCAAGTTGTCCAAAGGAACCTCCTAAGACTTGTAGTTGTGCGGCGGCCTCTATTGCCCCCTCTGGACGGAATACTTTTTCTGCGAATCCAGCGATAGATTCCATGTTAGTTCTGAATCTTTGGGCCTGTTCAGTAATCTTTTTAATATCATCAAGTCCCCCTTTGAATCTAAACCTGGAGGCAAGCCCAATATTCTTTGCAAAGGCTTTACTGAACTCATCCGCATCTAACCCTATCTTCCCAGCGTAATTATAAATCCCCGCAACTAGTTTCATTGACTTTGCGGATGAATATCCGAACTCATCAAGTAATCCTATTGTATTACCAATATCTGGTACTAACTTAACAATCTCCGCAATATTTTCGAAGTTTTTCGCTGACTGGATTAGATTCCTACCCGTTGACCTACCTATATCTTTTTGGACTTTAGCCATTTCTGACCCGGTTACCCCAAATCTAGCAGCATGATCAGCGGCATCTAGCATGTTACTCCTCAATATTTCTGAATTCCCAGCAGATAACCCCATAGATTGGGTGGTCATCCTTATCCCTTTATCTATTTCTAAATAATAACTTTTAAGTTTCTTAACACTAAATAATTCTTTATTTAACGAAACTATTTGTTTCTGAACCTCATTTCCAAGTGCTTTTTTAAGGGATAGTGTTTTTTTAAGTCCGTCTCGTTCTCGTTTTTGTATATCTAAACTTGATTCACTATCAGCATTATACGTTTTTAACCAACGAATTTCTTCTTGTATTGCTTTTTTTCTATCTTCTCCCGCCTTTGCTGCTTCCTTCTCTAGTTTAGCGATTTCTTTCTTAGATTCAAGAACCATCCCTTCGGTATAAGCAATTGTTTCTTCAACAGCTAATAATTGTTGTCTCGACTTAAGATGTTCTTTTACTCCATTGTTAACCCGTTTTTGGTTATCAATCATCCACTGTAAGAGACCTCTCTGCTGTTCTAACTCTTTTATCTTATCCGCACCTGTAGCACCATCCGCCATCGTCTATTGTTTTCTTTGAATATCTTCTATTGTTATATTTAATTTTCCTAAATTTTCATCTCCTGCAATAACTTCTACTTGATATGGAAAATTAAATATAACTTGGTCATCTTCTTTATCAAATATGAATTTTACTTTCTGGGAATCAAAATCTTGATTCATAAAATCACTACTATTTATTCGTCTGATTTCAAATCCGTTAAATAACATACTCACTACATAAACATAGGATTTATATGCTTTTAGCATATCTGTAGCTGGGTTTGACTTTAGGTGGTTAATTGGTTCAACGTCTATAATCATAGTGACATGAAATGTTTTGTCCTTATCCCCATAGTTTGATGCAGATGGGAAAACATAACCTTCTCCTTCCTCTTCTTTCTTATCTGTTTTCCCTTTGGTTGTTGTTTTCTTAGGTGTATTGTTTCCTTTATTTACGAATCGTGAGTTTACATCTACGATTGTAACATCATTTTTACCCGTGTCCGTCTCTCCCACCTTTACCGTACATGGATATGTCCGTCCAACATATAACTCTGTTTGTTCTTTTGCTAATGTTATAGACATTTCATTCTCCCTAAAAATCTCTAGTTCCTCTTTTAATATTAACTCTCCATAATTTATGTTATATTGTGGATAATCTTTTTTTAATTTTGATAAAAATGCGTTTAAGTATATTACAAACCTTATCATATCCTCATCCTGTAAAGACTTACTATTCTCCTTAAAAACTTTCTGGATTTTTGGTTTTATTATATCTAATAACTTTTTTCTTTCTTTTTGTATTTGTTGGTCCAAGACTGCCGTCATCTTTTTATCCTTTTTCATACTATTTTTAGCCGCCTTAAGTTTCATTAATTGTGTTAATGTCTCCTTATATCCCTCTAATAGAATATCTTTAATATTAAGAAAGTGATGTTCCTTTACAATACCCTCCTCTGTGTCCAATTTAGTTGATTGGTCTGTAAAATTTATTTTATACTCGGGAAATTCTTTTTTTAATCTTCTTAGTACTGGTCTGATATTCTTTCTAAAGTATATAACTAGAGGGTCTTTACTATCTAAATTAATCCCAACTTGGTTAAATAGGTCGACTAGCTTCTTATTTCTACTTTCTTTAGTGGTATAGGTATCACCTGTAACTACTTTATCATCGTCCTTTTTCTCACCTCCTTCTGATGTTGGGGTATCAACTAGTATTGTATTAGTTGCTCCCACAAATGTTGCGTTTTTAGTACTAAAAGACTTACCGGCTAGTATCTTACTATCTCCTATTATTATATCCTTCCTAAATGAGTAAGTTAATCCAAACGCTTCGGTACCATCAAAATACTTTAGTACCATATGATTTATAAAACCTTGTGATATCGGGGTATTTCCTATCAATTCTCTTCCCCTTGCTACTCCACCTGCCGCATTAACAGCACTACTTGCGGCCGCAGTAACGTCAATACCACCTGGACTAGTCCCCTTTTCTGGGTCTAACTCCCATGTATTTGGACTTGATTGTGACCCAAAAATACTACTTCCGATCGTGCCCGCGGCACTAAGACCACTCCCTAAATAGTCGGCAACACTATCGTCATACCCCGCTTCGGTAATTAATTTAGATTTGATCCCCATCAATTCTTTAATACGTTTATATTTTCTTTCTTCAGTTTTCAAGATACTAATGTTTTATTATAAATATCTAGCATAAAAAAAAGAGGTGTTATCACCTCTTTGATTTAGACTTTCTTTCAGCTGCCTTTTGTGCCTTTTGTTTTTCTTGTAGTTCTTTCTCTAATTCACCTATATAAATTAACCTTTCATATATCGGCATTATCATTACATCAGCCCTAGAAAACCCACAATGATGTACTAAGATGTAGATTTGTTTATAGAGTTCAGTTTTATAACTCGATGTTAGGCCAAAAAAATCTGACTGTAATCGGAACGAGAGCGCGAAAGCTGGCACCTGAAGGAGACTCCACGTCTGCCCTCAGATCTATTCCAGGTTCGATATCATCCATATATTTTCTTAAATCTAATGAATCTCCAGCTGGCATGAATTGAACAAATTGTTCAATATAACTTTTATTTGTGTCCCCTTCTATTTCTACTATCTGTAGTGATAATCTAGAAGTTAGTAACTTTGATACTTGAGCTTTTAGTAATTTTTTTCTTTTCTCTTCTGATTTGATTAGGTTTTCTTCATCTTGTGATGTTAATAATCTAAACTTAATATCTTTTTTTGATCTTTCTAGATGAAAGGTAAATAACCCTTGTTCGTTGGGAGCCACTCCTAGTTGTTTTACCGGAAGTTTAGATAGGTCGACTTCTGTTTCAAATTCTTCTCCTGTGTCTGGGTCAGTTAAACTAACTGGATACATCTCCCCATAGGCTGTTGATCTTAAAAATACCATAATCGCATTTCTATCACCTACTAATAAATCTTTGGCTTTTAATTCCTTATCTTTAATTTTACGTTCAAGTAAAACATCTAAAACTTTTCCTGATTGTACTAAGTTTGGTGACGTAAGGATATTTTCATCCTCAGCTGTCATGTATTCTATCTTAAGTGTCCCATCTGAACCAGGATATAACAATCCTTTAGAAGGAAGTTCAATGACATCAAAAGGTACTACAAATTCGGTTTTATTTTCTGACATAACTTTTTTTTTAATGTGTTTATTTACTATATATAATGTAAATTAATCCTTTGTAAACAATTAAGGACCTAATAATAGGTCCTTAATTAAAATATATTTTTATATTAATACTGATTAGTACTTTAAGATTGCTCTGTCAAATCTTAATGTTGCCGAAACATCTGCTAAATCGTCTCCACTGTAATCTAAATCACCAAAATTAACATTAGTTAACATAGTACCTCTTAATTCCCAGTTTTCAACAATAGCCCCTGTTGGGTCTAACATGAATAAGTCTACTTTCTTTTTGTAACCCGCAGCATAACCCATTCTACCTGTTACTGATTCTGCGTGTAATCTAACCCATTCCATTAATGCTTGTGATGAAGACGGTGCAATAGGGTCTCTAAAGGTAACATCGATTGTTTCCCATTGGAATTGACCAGCTACAAATGTCTTAGTATTAAGAAATGGTATTTCAACCTCATTAATTGTTATTGACGGTCTAGCCGCACTAGATACAATCCATTCTGCTATACCTAAGTCAGATGGAAATTTCATTATAAACCGATTCTTTCTTTTTGGTTCGTAAGGAACCGGCATTTTCATTAGTAAGTCTGCCATTTTTCTATTTTTTTTTAATTTGTATTATTATATTGAATACATCTATAAATATATCTAAATATAAAATTATCTAAGTTGTGTGTACTATTAATTTGTTTTTACCTTTTTCAGAGGTATCATACACATAAAACTTAATTTCTGGATGTTCTTTAGAAAGGTCTTTTTCTATTTTATTTATCACTTCCTTAATATTTTCTACATCATCATCACTAAACCCTATAGCCATTTTATTATATTTATCCCTATCCATTCTTTCAAATGATAGTTTCACATTTTTAACAAAATTGTCTAGAGCTTCTGCCTTAGCCTTTGTTATGTTAGTGTCTCTATCTCTAAAAGAAACTGGATAATAGTAGTTGGACTCAATATATTTGTTTATTATGTCTTCATCACTACCAGTAAAATCATAGTTATCTTCTATACTTTCTACCATCTCCCCCTTTTCTTCATCACTAAACACTTCTTCTATTATCAATAGAATTCCTTTTTTAAGAGCCTCTGGAGACGTTGGTCTAGCGGTGATAATAGAAATTGTCTTACCTTGTAATAATGCTTCCTTAAAATCATCAAAACTAGGTGCAAAATCTCCCTTTGAAATACTTTCTTGGACGTTATCTAAGAATGTTTCGTCGTTATCGAACTCAATAAACGCATTTCTTAGTTTATTGTCGGGGTATCTGTACTCCGGAGAATCTTTTATTTCTGCATATTCACTAGTAGTTATTCTAACCTCTTTCCACCCATCACCATCTTTTTTTTCCATATATACCATAGTTGGCATATGTAGAATATTGTCATCCCAATCAAAACTATACGCTCTCATTGTTATTTCAAATAATAATCTTCTACTCATAATAATTAACTCACATCATTAAATGAGACGCTTGTTGGTGTGATGTTGAATTCTAACTCGATAAACTCTAAAGTTCTAGTTGGTTTAACAAATATCTTTCCAGTTAATGTATTGGTATCTAGTTCTGTTACATCATCATTTAGTTGTACTTGGAAGTCGTTTAACCCTCTATCTCGTCTTACATCTTCTAATATTGGATTAACTAGTGCTAAAAATTGTTGTCTAACAATGTCATCATTTTGTTCAAATATTAATTGTATTGCAACTTGTTTAATCCTTGTACTAAGATATAACATTAGTCTTCTAACATTAATTCTATCTAGTGCAGAAGCGGTTGATTGAAGTGTTTTTTGTCCCCAGATAACAACACCTATACCATTAAATGTGGCAATTGGGTTTAGTCGGGCTTCATACAAGTCGTCTCTATTGGTTTGGGATAGTTTAATTCTGGCTCTGTCTACCTCCATCATTCCTCTATTGTATCCTGCTGTGGCAAACCATGGGAATGATACATTATCTGTTTTTGCCATATTCCTAACTATATCAGTTGTTGGTGGTAGATATATTCTAACATTATTCTCTTTGTCATTATACCTCGCCCATGGCCAATAGGTAGCAACATAACTACTATTTAACGCCGCGTTCTCTAAATTTGTTATTGCTCCATCTACAGTTTGATTGGTTGGGTTTGATGAGGTTACTACATATAATGAGTCTCTCTTATCATTTTCTACCATTTGAATGGCTTTATTAACCAATACTAAGTTATTAGTGTAGTCAATTCCTGGAGTGGTTATAATACCACTTGGTGTGTCCTCAGGGTTAGATAATTTTCTCATTGCATCATAATAAGCGTAGTAATCGGTTACCTCACAACTAGATGTTGTGAAACTCTGATTGTACCAGAAAGCGTCGTAGTTAGTTTTACCTATTATATCTAAATCTGTATTAGTTCTAGTTAATCTATATTCATCCCATCCATCATGTCCTCCATAAGGTAATACAGTGAATTTAAGATAATCTTTATTAGTATAGTAATTACCAACTTCACCTCCTAAAGTACCACCACTAGTATAAAAGTTATAAGTTCCTACATTATATTGAGTTGCGTCAGCGGTAGTTAAACCCGACACTCTTTTATCAAAGTGAAAACCTTTTGTTTTACCAGTCCATAAGGTACCATTAGAACCACATTTATATGGTGATGTTTGTGTTAAATCCCCATTTAATCCTTTATAATCAAAATAATCCTGGTCAAGTCCTGTCTTTGAAGACCATCCCAAATATGTTTTCCGGATATCATCGGCTACAATATCATATGATAAATTATAAAATGGTTTAGGTGCTATATTACCATACCATCCTGATGGTTCTGTAATTTCCGCTTCTGCTGGTGGGTCCATGTAGACTTCGTTTGAGTGTGTGGATCCACTGTAGTTTCTTATTACGTACCCTTCAAATCCTGATGGTAGCGCATCAACTGGAGCGTTTTCATCAAATTCAACCATAATATATTTAGACCTAACAGCATATTCTCCGTTCTCCGTACCTATTTTTTTACCTATATAGTTTTGACTTCCTGGATTCATCATACATTTAGTGTATGCTTCCACAATTCTCTGATTAGCATCTGAATCAGAGAACTCTCTAACAGTTAAGGTAAATGTCTTATTCATTACATCAACATCCTGAATTGATATTTTAACTGATTCGTTTGCTTCGTTACCGTCCGCAATTAATATAATTCTAAATAATCTAAATAGGTTCTCCCCTCTAATCTCTGATACAATCCAAGGAGTTGTTGGTCCTTCAACCGCTCCTAATGGTTGCCAATCTTCAGAATAGTTTGAGTAGGTTACCCCTGCTGTTATTTCACTTCCAACCTGACCAAATCTAAGATTACTAAAAGTAACTGCTGACGCGGCTAACTGTTTTAATGTGTTAGGATAAAGTTCCTCAACCCACATATGTGTATTCTTATCGTGTTTTTTTGTACCTAAAACTCGTGGTAAATATTTTTGAGATGTTGGATCTAAATTAACTTCGTAATTAAAACTCCCCCCAAACGCGTTAGTGTATCCCGAAAGATAAAAATCTTGTTTGTAGTTAGTGGTGTTTATATCAACAATCCTCTTGGACCTACACCCCACGGGTGCTGGTATCGTTCCATCACACACAGCGTTTGTAATACCAAATGAAGGTGATGCAAAATCTGTAACCCCTGGAGGGTTTATATCTCCAGCCACATTAGCAGCGAATACATTACCTGAATATTTTCCTCTACTTCTTAAAGTAGCTATAGACATATCTTGAGTTGCGGCACTCCAAGTGTATACAGTTCCAGTTGTTTGTGCGGTCCACCCTGTAGTACCTCCACTATGGTAACCAATATGATTTCCATATCTCCAATTAAATTGTAGTGAAGTTCCTGTAACTGGATATCCGATTGGTTGTATCGTCCTAGCACCGGTACCAGCATTAATTAGTTTATCTGGGTCTAAAGGTGATTCTGAGTTGTCAGCTGGGTCATATACCGAAATAGCTGGTCCCCAATTAATATTAGCAAAAGTTGTTCCGTTTGATTGGTCCATTACTCTCGTACACTCAAAACCTGTATTATTTGTTGCGTCTGTTGCACATGCATTAGCGTTATCTATTGATGGGTCTCCTCCAGTAGAGTGGTTGGTTGTGATAACAAATGTTCTACCACTTAATAAATTCATAGGATATGGTGTTAACTCTGATACCCAAGGTTTACCTCCTGTTGTGTACCAATTACCACCAGTACTACCAGTTAAAACCATTTTACCGGCTCCTCCATAAGTGGTGGCAGAATAAATCATCATCATTTTTCGGGATGAAGGGTAATCAAACATATACCCATCTGGGTTAGCGTTATCAGCGTTTGTAAATTGTGCTCCGTTTACCTGTCCTTCTTGATTGGCGTTAAAACTGTACCCCCATGTTCCTCCACTTAACATACCTGGTTGGCCAAATCCGGCCCCTTGCGTAGGAGCTGCATAAGTAGCACTCGAACCATTTATTAAACTAGTATTATTAATTAATGTTCCTGTTGGTGAAATATATGGTATACCGGTACCTCCTAGTTGATTTGGTGATTGTGATACGTAAGGGAACCCTGTACCAAAAGCTCTAAATACATTATCAAAAGTAGGTACATAGCTTACAATTATGTTCCAAGCATTACCCGCATTAAAACCAGCGTATCCTAAGGCTCTAACTGCCCACATGGAGTTAGATTCACTTAGAAAACCTTTTGCGATATAAGATTGTTCATATTTTGGAATTGTGGTTCCTGAAAAAACTGTCGTATTTAACCCGCCGAAATAGGTTTGATATTCATTATAAGTTTCTACAAATATAGGTTGTTGTGCAGGTCCTTTTAGTGTTTCTCCGACACTTGCCAAAGTTGTTGCACCTATACTAGGTGTACTAAATGTAAGTTCTCTTTCGGAGGTATACACTCCTGGGGATATTGAAGCTTGATTCGCCATCTATGTTAAAAGTTTTAATCTATGTTATATGTCGTCAAAACTTGTTGCTGTCGGTGTGATGTTAAATTCTATTTCAATAAACTCTAATGAACGAGTTGGTTTAATAAAAATCTTACCTGTCAACTTGTTTTGATCGATTTCTTCTGGGTCGTTAGAAAGAACTACCTTAAAGTCTGTTAATCCTCTATCTCTTCTAATATCTTCTAATATTGGATTAACTAAGCTTAAAAATTCTTGTCTTACGATTTCATCATTTTGTTCAAATACTAATCTAACCGCAACTGCTGACACTAACTTTCTCGCTCTAAGAAGTAATCTTCTCACATTAATTCTATCTAATGCTGAAATAGCTGTTTGTAGAGTTTTATTACCCCAGATAACAGGTCCGGTTGCTGTAAATGTCGCGATTGGGTTGATTCTAGCCTCATATAGGTCGTCTCGGTCGTCTTGTGTTAGATTCCTTCTAACCTTATTGGCTTTTACAATACCTCTATTGTAACCTGCCGTTGCAAACCATGGGAAAGCTACATTATCAGTTATCGCCATATTTCTTAATACTTCACAAGTAGGTGGCATGTATAGTCTAACATTATTTTCGGTGTCATTGTATTGTATCCATGGCCAGTAAGTAGCAACATAATTACTATTAAGACTCGAGTCTTCTAATGCATTTACCGCTGATTCAATACTTTGGTCTTTGTAGTTATCTGCTGTAAGAAGGTATAAAGAATCTGCTCTATCATCCTCAATCATATCAATAGTATCATTAACTAATGTTAAATTATTGGTATAATCAATTCCTGGTGTTGCAAATAAGTTTATATCAGTTTCTTCTGGGTTAGCAAACTTTCTTATTGCTGATTGGAACGAATACCAGTCTGAATTTTTATTATAAGCATAAGCTCCTAGTCCCGCTACTGCTGTTGAGCCAGAACCATAGTTTGAAAGATAGTTGGTAGCGTTTTCTTTCCATAAGTCACCATTACTACGTACTGATCTATATGGTTCCCATCCATCATGTCCTCCATAAGGTAATACAGTGAATTTTCTATATTTTTTATTGTAATACAGATTTTTACTAGCTGATGTTTCATTTGAGCTACCAGCTCCGTAATATCCGTTTACAGTATATTGTGACGACGCCCCATAGAATGGGAAAGTACCAACTGATCCTGAGAACCATACTTTATAGTCTCCAGCGTTAGTGTTTTGTAAGAATGTACTTCCTGAAGCTCTTGTATCTAAATGGAATCCATAAGTTTTTCCTGTCCAAGCCGATGCACATACAGTACCCACAGTGTCTTCACAACCATGATAATCGAACATATCTTGGTCATAACCGAATTTACTTCCTAGACCTAAATAAGTTTTTCTGATGTTATCAGCTACTAGGTCATAACTAAGATTATAATATGCGAAAGGTTCTACTCTAGAATGAAGTGCTAAACCATCAGCAGCTCCCGTTCCTTGAGTTTGAGTCCTTCCACTTAGATTACCCCAATTATTTGAACCATTGGTTGTAGGATATCCGTCATATCCACTTGGTACAGCGTCTATTGGACAATTTTCATCAATCTCAACCATTATATATCTTGACCTTAACGCGTACTCTCCATTTAATGTTCCAATTTTCTTTCCTAAGTAGTTTTGACTTATCGGGTTAAGACTTATGTTTTTATATCCTTCTAATACTACTTGTTTTGCGTCTGAATCACTATAGTCTCTAACCGCTAAATCAAATGTTTTATTATCAATATCAATATTAACGAAAGAGAATTTTACGTAATTATTGGCTGTGTTTCCATCTGCTATTGTAATGATTCTAAATAATTTTACTATTTCAGTACCTCTAACTTCTGAATAAATCCATGGTGATTGTGGTCCATCTGGTGTTGCTGTTGGTTGCCATGTGTCTGTATAATTATCCCAACCAGATTTTGCGTTAAACCAAGACATGTCTGTAACAGCATCTAAATAACTATTCGCCGCTGAACCACCCCATTCTTTACCCATTTGTTTAACAGTGTTAATATAGATTTGTTCTACATATAGTCTTTGGTCTGGGTTATTTTGGTCGTAGAAAGGATTAGTTCCTAGAACTTTTGTAATATAGTTATTACTATTTGGATTAAAACTAACTAAGTATCTGTCGTCCGGATCTCCAACACCTGCATATGCTTGTCTTCGAGCGGCTATAGTAAAATCACCTGTTGCGTCAGCCCAAGCACCACCATCAATATTTGCACCAAGGATTCCACTACCTCCAACAGTAAATCCATTTGCTGCCCAGGTTGGAGAAGCAACATTAGTATTAGCAATACCATAACCAACCGTAGGTACAATACCAATTTGAATATTTGGTTGATTGTATGTTGGTCCTGAATAGTATTTTCTAGCTCTAATTACACAAGCTGTTGTTGCAGATAATCTTGATCCATTAGTTGCTTGTCTCACAGACGATGTTGTTGGGTGTGGTAAAGAACCAACACAATCTGTACCACATCCAACACTTAAGTTAATAACTAAAGCTTCAGTTGCATCATATCCTGTACCGCCTAGAACACGAGTTGTCCATAAATTGTTCGATTCACTTAAATAAGCCCTAGCAATATAGGTGGTTTCGTATCTTGGATATTTCGCATCACTAGAGACACAAGGTTGACCTAAACAATACTGGTCTGTTTTTTGTCCTCCAAAATAGGTTTTATATGTATCGTAGTCCCCTACGAATATTGGTTGGTTTGCTGGTCCTCTATAAGTTTCCCCCGCAATACCTAAACGTGTTATACCAACACTAGAAGCAACAAACGAAAGATCTTTCTCTGATGTATAAACTCCTGGTGATACTACTACTTGATTTGCCATGTTTTACTGTATTTTTTAATTTTTGTTATTCTTTGGTTTTATAATAAATACTCTTGTTTTTATCAAAGGTCGAGGGGTTTTTACCATGAGTATGAAAAGAATCATACTTTTTTCATACTTATTTATATATGGATAATCTAAAACGTAATAAAAACCTTAAAATCGATAGTAAGACCCATTCTATCCTAAAATCTTATTGTGATAAAAATGGTCTAAAGATGTTTGCCCTTGTAGAAAAGTTAATAAGGGAAAATTGTTCCTCCACTCGTTATAATAAAAAAGACGATCTTTACAATGACTAAATCTTATTAATGTAACCATGTAAGGTTAGTGTCGCATCTAAACTAACATTAATAAGGTTTCCATCTATATAGAGATAATACCCTGGTAGTACTTGTAGAGGTAAGTTTACTGATGTAAATGTCGCCCCCTCATCTAGACTCAGGTAAAGTCGAGGCCCCCCTACTGGACAATCATCACTAACCTCCGGACAATCCCTAAGATTATCAAAAGTCATTGTTGTTAGTAATGCACTATCTATAACTTTAGTTGAGTTGTCTATGGTTGTTATAGAGGTTCCGTCTAAGGAATCTCCTACATTCCATTGGAAGTTTATTGTTGATTCGTCTGTTCGTCTTCCCGAGTCTAGTCCATCTGTAGCGTTCAAACTTGGTACGATTTTGGGTTCCGTTTCAAATAATGTAATTACTCTTTTTATTGCTGGTGTCACTTCATATTCTTCTTCATCCATAATATAACCTAACATCTGCATTTCAAAACTTTGGATGTAAAATCGTTTCTTTTCAAACTGATCTATCGTACTTTCGTCTCCTATATTTTCTAATATTATTGGGAAATAGTGACCATTACAATTAATGTACTTTTGTCTTGATTGGAATTCTTGCATCACAGCTTTATTGAATTTGTTTATCTCTCTCATTCTATAGGAGAAAAATCTAACCTCGTAAGTTAGATTAACTGCGATTGGTTGTGGTATTTTATAGACATCGACACCAACACCATCCCCGTCATAATTTGGAACTTTCATATAGTCAAACCGTTGTTTCTGAGGTATTGTATATTGAGTAACTGGATTCGTACCAAATTGTATATCTGGGTGACGCACTATAGTTACAAAAGGAATTTGTACATTACGGTCTTTATCAGAAAATTCCCAAGTTCTTGCGAATTCTGCCCACCTTTGCATTGTTAGAAAAAATACCGGTACCTTTTCACCACCTAAAGAAACACTTAATTCGTCTTTAACAAACTTAATAAAGTCTCTGTCCATATCTTCATAAAGTACTCCTTTAGGTACAAAAGTACCACTAGCATTCCATCCCTCTTCCCATAACTCTAGTCTTCTTGCGTGGTTACGAGACTTTGCCTTAAGTTGTACATTCTTTAAGAATTTCTTAGGTATTCCCATAATTAAATTGCTGTAAATTCATTAGGGTCGGCTACTGCACATTCTATTGTTCTAACCGCTCCTTTATAACCAAATATAGTATGTTCATTGTCTGCGTGTATTTTTCCATCATTAACAACAACCCAGAATTTCATATCACTTTCGGTATATCTATAACCTATATAATCCCCATACTTAATATCTACTTCTTTTTCATTTAATTGTTTCTGATAAACATTAAATATTAAATTACCAAAATCTCTATATCGTAATGTTCCATTAGGGTTATACGTAGCGTTCTCCGCTTCTGCGATAGTTAAGTTAACAAGTATTTCCACAGGTGGGTAAAATCTTACATTTTCCGCACCAACCTCCTTATATACATCATCTGTATCTGTCTCCTCAATATCAATACTAAAAAGTACTACTGACATGTGAAGATCGCCCTCCATATATTCTCTACCAAAATCTACCTCTAAATCGAAATCTTGATCATCAAAG